CGCGCGCACGATGACGGCCATGAGCTGCTGCCGCGTCATGACCGGGTTGGGCGCGATGTCCAGCCTCCGCGACAGCTCGTTCTTCACGCGCACATCGCCCTCCGGCGTGTTGCGCATGAGCCGGAGCGTCATGGACGCGATGAGATCGGCGTACACGCCGACGCACATCTGCACCTCCGGGCACTGCGTGACGGGCCGGTAGCCCTCCGCGCAGAGCGCGCGCCAGGCATCCGGCGCGACCAGCGCTACGCCGGACGCGGGCACCGAGCGCCGCGCGGGCGCGTCCCGGCCATGCCGGGCGGTTTTCGTTTTCCTCGCCATTCAATCACCTCAATTCGCAGTCTCGCCAAACCACGCGGCGGCGCGGCCTGACTTCTCCATACATTCGAGCATGCGCACAGTCGCAAAAACATCGGCGTCGAAGACGTCGATGCGCTGCTCGGGCTGGATCTTCTCATACTGGATCATGTCGTCGGTCTTCTCGATGGCGCGGACGTTGCTGACGCAGTACTCGTAGGGCTCCGCGCCGAGGTAGTACAGGCGTTTGTTTTTCGCCTGTTTCTCGATGTGCCGGAAACCCTCGGATTTTTTGTAGAAATACTGCGGCTGGTCCACGATGGTAAATCCCGCGCGCTTCATCCCGATGAAGTACTCACGGCAAAATTTGCGGTCGTGACCCACCTGCGCGATCTTAAAGCCCAGGGCCTTCATGGATTTAAACCAGTTCACGACGGCCTGGTGGTCGTTGGTGGGCGCGTTGCACAGGTCCAGCCAGCCGTCGTCATGCCAGCCAAAGACGGGGATGTTGTCGTGGTCTGCCTTCTCGGTGGCGGCGACGACGGGCATCCAGGCGTGCGGGATCACGATGTCGATGCCGTTGTACTGCCCGTGCAGGCACGCGGCGGTCAGGTCGTGCAGTTTGCTCAGGTCCGCGCCGCCGTACCAGGACACGCCGCGCAGCCCGGCCAGGTATTTGATCTTCATGGCGACGGGCCAGGCCGGGTCGATGCCGAGCGCGGCCTCCGCCGCCTCGTTCGAGCGCCGGAATTCGTCCAGGTTAAAGTACGCGTTCAGGGACGAGGTGAAGACGTTCAGGGACTTCGCGAAAAAATCCTTGCGCTGCTGCGGGTCGTTGAGCGCCTGCATGGCGTCGGCCATGATGTCGCTCGGGCGGATCGTGACACCATAGTTGGGATTGGCCTTCTGGTGCTGGATCGGCGAGAGGTAGTCCACCTCGCCGGATTCGTCTTTGTCGGCCGCACAGATGAATATATAATAGCCGTCGTCGCGCACCGTGCCGCGCAGCACCTTCCGGCAGTATTCCAGGCGCTGAGCGCAGAATCCCGTGCCGTTGTCGCCCGCGGTTGTGATGATCGCCGCGAGCTTGTTGGTGTACGCTTTCCCCGCTTCTTTGAGGACGTTGTACTGTTTGGGGCTCTTGTAGGCGTGCACCTCGTCGGCGATGATGTACGGCGCGTTGAGCGAGTCCTGCTGGTCCGCGTTGCCGGGCAGCGCGTTGAGCGAGATGGAGCCGCCGAGCAGGTTTTCATGGCTGATGGAGTGCTCCATGTTGTTGTCCAGGATGCGCCAGCCCTCGCGCTGCGCGGCCTTCCGGGTCTTGTACATCGAGCGCTCGACCACGTACAGCCAGTCGTTGTAGGTCTCCATGGCCTGCTTCAGCGCCGCGCCCACGACATACACCCGCGCGCCGGACGCGCGGCTCAGCCATGACAGCGCCCAGGAGAGCGCGGCGGCAAAGAGCGTCTTCGAGTTTTTGCGCGGGATAAAGATAAACGCCTCTTTCACGAGGCGCTCGTCTGTTCCGGAGCGGTAGAAGATCAGGATGCCGTAGACCACAAACTTCTGCCAGGGTTCGAGCAGGAACGGCTTGCCGCGCATGGGCGAGCCGTCCAGCGCTTCGCCCTGGCGATGCTTAAACGTGGCCTCGATGAGGTTGATGACAAAGTCGGCGTCCGCGGTGCGGACGTCGAGATCGGCGCGGGCGAGATACTGCATAAACCGCACGCAGGCGAGCATGCGGTCCGCGCCGGCGATCAGCTCGCCGCAGGCCGTGGCGGTGACGTACTCCATCACCTCGCGGGCGTATTTGCCCATGGGCCACGTCGCGCCGAGCACCTCGCCCGACGGCGTGATGACCGCGCCTTTGTTCACCGGATGGCGGCGGCAGATGATCGACTGCTCCTCCGCCGTGAGCGGCGCGCCGGCCGGCGAGAGGACGGGCTGGGCGCTCATCGCATGCTCAGCACCTTCCCCAGCTCGGCCAGCGGGCTGTCCTGCTCGGTGCGCAGGGCCGACTCGTTGATGCGGCGCAGCGCCGCGGCGGTGAGGCCCAGCTCGCGCTCGCAGGTGAGCGCCTGCTCGTAGAGTATGTCGAGCTCGGCCACATACGGGTTGCGGACGGCGTTCGTCTCGCCTTTGTTGTTTTTGTGCTTCACGATGTACGCCCCGCCCGTCCTGGCAAATTCATCCTCCACCGCGTCGATGCGGACGTAGATCTTCGCCAGGCGGCGCTGGGTGCGTTCAAACTCGTCGCGCCAGGTGCCGAGCGATTTGCATTTGCGCTTGATGTCGATGAGGTACTGCCGTTCGGTCACTGCGCGCCGCCTCCTTCCCACAGCTCGATCTGAGCCGTTTTCATGTTCAGGCGATAGTGCGGCGTGTCCAGCACGCCGGACGAGAGCAGCGCGTCGTGCGCCTGCTGGGTCGTCAGTTTCGCCTTCGGGTTCTTCGCCTTGTCCAGCCACCAGTCGACCTGCTCCCGCTCGCGCGAGAGCTCCACGCCCATCCGGCAGGCGACGTGCGCGTATGGCGACGGCGCGCCGACGAGCACGTGCTGCGTGTGCATGCGCAGCCGGTCATACCAGCGGGCCGTGACGGTGTGGTCGATGTAGCGCGCCGGGTCGATCCGCCTGCGCTCCGCGTAGAGCGGCGTGTAGTTCTGATACTGGAGGTTGTTGTACATCAGGTGCAGGATTTTGTGGTTCGGGCAGCGCTCCAGCATACCGCCCAGCTCGTCGATGTAGGTCTCCCAGTCCTCGACGGGATCATAGCCGGAGATGTGGAAGAGCCGGAGCGCGCAGTTGTCGGCGTTCATTTTCTGGATGGCGCGCCAGATGTCCTCGCGCGAGATGCGCTTCCCCATGCGCGCGCGGCTCTGCTCTGTGGCAAACTCGATGCCGCAGCGGATCAGCTGCGCCCTGACCGGGCGGCGGATGTAGTCCACGAGGAGCATGTCCTGCGTGGTGCCGCCCTGGCCGTCCTCGTACTCGTTCGAGGCGATCATGAGGTGCAATTTCTGGCGTTTGGCCACGCGCTTCGCCTGCTCGATGTTGGCAGGGCTGTTTACCTGGTGGATGTGCGTCCAGGAGGTGTAGCAGAAGCGGCACTTATTCTTGCAGCCGACGCCGCCCCAGTAGTACGCCTTCCGCGGCTCGATCTGGCAGACGGGCACGGTGTCCCACTCGACGCGCGTGCTCACCACCGGCAGACCTCCGCCCCGCGTGTATGCGTGCGGCGAGGCCATGAGCTCGTCCAGCGTGCGGCAGTCCGCCATGTCGTACACCTCGCCCAGCCACACCACGTCCGAGTACAGGATCGCGCTCCACCAGTTGAGCGCATAGGCCCCGCCCACGATGATGGGCAGGGCCGTGCGGGCGCGCAGCTTCACGAGACCCGGGTATTCCATGACGTCGCACATCGAGTAGAGCGCGGCGTCGCAGCCGGTCGGGTTGGCCTCGATCTCGTGGCCGGCCGCCATGAGCGCCTTGGCCACAATGGTGTAGGTGAGGAACCGGCTTTGCGACTCGGCGTACTGCGGATACCAGAGTTTCACAGCAGCTCACCCCGCTCGATGAGATCGGCGAGCTGAGCGCGGACCGTGTCGGCGTCGGCCTCCTTCGTGCGGGCGTAGAGCTCGTGGGCCGGGTCGTCGATGTCCAGGATGAGCGCGCCGATCACGACGCGCACCTTCGTGCCGTTGGCCAACTGGCTGCCTCCGCCGTCGCCCGGACCGTCAAATGGTTCAAACTCCACGGCGGGCACGAGGTCGAGGTCAAAGCCCTCGAAGGTCAAGCCGGCCGCGTCCTGGTCGAGCAGGTCGTAGTCCCACGGCGCTTCGTTGGTTTTGTTGTCTACGATGCGGTACTCGCGCAGTTCCTCCGGCGTCAGGTCGTCCGCGATCACGCACGGCGCGGTCGCCATGCCCAGCTCGCGCGCGGCCATGTAGCGGCAGTGGCCCACGACCAGCGTGCCGTCGGGCTCGATCACCAGCGGCTGACGCCAGCCAAAACGGCGCAGGCTCGTGGCGACGTTCGCGATCTGGCGGGCGTCGTGGCGCTTCGCGTTGCGGGCGTATGGGCGCAGCTCCGCGAGCGGTTTTTCGATGATGTTCATGTGTGCCTCCGATCCTATTCCCTGAAAAATGAGCCGGAGAGGGAGATGTC